ATTCGGCCATGGCCACACCAGGTGGCAGGATCTCCAACAAGAAGCTGAACTTCAGCACCGCCGGCGAAGATGGTGAAATGCAGCGCAAGGCCAACGAGGCCGCGCAAGAGGCCGCACGCCTGGCGAAGAACATCAACGCTGGCCGCATCAAGGATCTGGAAGAGGGTATGGCAAAGGAACTCGACGGTATCGAGTTCTCGAACAAGTACATGGCCGAGATGCGCGCGCAGGATCTGGTGAGTGTCGCGGACTATGCCGCCTATCGAAAGAAGGCGGCGGAGGATACGTTGGCTGCGGCAGTGAGAGCCAACGATGGCGAGATAGCCGAAGCCATGCGCTATCGCGACACCCTGAAAAAAGGTTCCGAGCGCGAAGCCGAGCAGACGAAGATTGACACCTTGAACGCGAAGAAGGAAAAGGCTATTCGCGACGCTGGGAATGAAGCCACGCTGGCGACGCTGCAGCGCTCCGACGCGCAGTCCCAGCTCAACATTCAGATGAAGGAGTGGGTGATCCAGCAAGATCAGGCTGCGGAGCAGTTCAAGTTCGAGATCATGATGTACGGTCGATCGTCGATCGAGGTCGCCAAACTCACCGCGGCGCGCCGGATTCAGCTGCAGGTTGAGGAGGATATCCGGCAGGCGCAGAAACGAGCCGGAACGGATAATCCCATCGATCGCACTGAATTTGACAAGGCCGCCAAGGCCGCGATCGCGAAGAGCAACGCGCTCTACGACCAGGCGGATACCCAACAGCGCGACCCGTGGGTGAACCTGCAGGCCTCGGTCACCCGGTACGGTGAAGAGGCGAGCAACGTCGGCGCACAGATCGGGAATGTGATGACCGATGCCTTCCATGGTGCCGAGGATGCTTTCGTTCAATTCGCGATGACCGGGAAACTCAGTTTCAAAAGCCTTGCCTCGTCCATCCTGGCGGACCTCGCGCGGATACAGGCGAGAAAGGCGATTGCCGGCCTTGTCAACATGGCCGTCAGTTACTTTGCTGGCGGAAGCCAGCCATCGAGTGGCCCGGGCTCGTCCGGATGGGATGGCTACGGCAATACGATCGATGTAGCGGGGGCGCGGGCGGGTGGCGGCTCGGTGCTCGGCGGCTCCGCCTACCTGGTCGGCGAGCGCGGACCCGAGATTTTCAAACCAGCCGGCGCCGGCACGATCATCCCGAACAGCAAAATCGGCGGCGCCGGCGGCGGCATCGAGGTCAATGTTATCGTGAACGCGGACACTGGCCAGAGCCAAACTGATTCTAAGGGTGACGGCCGCGAAATGGAGCGGCTCGGCAAACTTATCGGCGACAAGGTGCGCGAGACGATCATTCAGGAAAAACGGATGGGTGGGATGCTGGCATGACGACCTTCACGATTGTGCCGGCGACCGCGCAGCTGGCGAAGAGGCCGAAGATCCTCGCAGCGACGTTTGGCGATGGCTATACGCAGCGCACACCCAACGGCCTGAACTCGAATCCCGCCACCTGGCAGTTGACGTTCAACTTCCGGACACTGGCGGCGTCCCAGGCTTTCCTGGCATTCCTCGATGCCCTCGGCGGCACCGTAGCCTTCACCTGGACCGCGCGCGGCGAGGCAGTGGCAAAGCGCTGGACGTGCAAAGAGTACGGCGTCAGCGAGGCGCCTGGTGCCATTTGGCGCGGTAGCGCGACCTTCGAGCAAGACTTCGGGAACTGATATGTCGAACACCATTGCAACGGAAGTCCAACTGCTCGCGCCCACGGCGCTAGTTGAACTTTACGAGTTGGACCTGACCAAGTACGCCGGCGGCGTTCTGCGCTTTCACGCCGGCACGAACGAGCTCAACACCGATGTGACGTGGCAGGGCCAGGTCTACACGCGCTTCCCGATCAAGGCGACAGGGTTCGATCGGCGCAGCTCCGGAACGTTGCCACGGCCCGTTTTGCAGGCGTCCAACACGCAGGGGCTGCTGTCCGGCGCGGCGCGCGCCAGCTCGTACTACCTCGGTTGCAAGGTGACGCGTCGACGCACGTACGCGCGCTTTCTCGATGCCGTCAATTTTTCAGCCGGCAACCCGACCGCGGATCCGAACCAGCATTTCCCGGATGACGTGTTCTATGTCGATCGGAAGTCGAATGAGACGCCGACGCTGATCGAATGGGAACTGGCTAGCGCCTTTGATATCCAGGGCGTGATGCTGCCGCGCCGCCAGGTCATCCAGAATTGCTGCGCATGGGTGTACCGCTCGTCCGAGTGCGGGTATGCCGGCGGCCCGGTCGCGGATGCAATGGATGTCCCGACATCAAACGCGGGCCTCGACAAATGCAGCAAACGCTTGAATGGCTGCAAGCTGCGCTTCGGCGCGAACGGGGTCCTGCCCTATGGTGGCTTCCCGGGCGTCGGCCTAGTCCGGTGACCAGCATTTCGACAAACACAACCGCCTTCGGGCGGTTTTTTATTGGGCGATCGATGGATGAATCAACCCTGCAGGCGATCCGCGACCACGCGCAGGCCGAGTATCCGCGCGAGTCGTGCGGTGTCGTGGTGGTGCGCCGCGGTCGTGAGCGCTACTACCCATGCCGCAACACCGCGCTGGCCGACGATCATTTCTCGATTCACCCGGAGGACTACGCCGGCGCCGAGGATGAGGGTGAAATCACCTGCATCGTTCACTCGCACCCGAACGTGGCGCCATTACCCAGCGCTGCCGACCTGGTCGGCTGCGAAGCGTCCGGCCTGCCGTGGCTGATCGTCAATTGGCCGACGGGTGCCATCCATGAATTTGCTCCGAGCGGCTATGTCGCGCCGCTGGTGGGCCGGGTCTATTCGTACACGGTGCTCGACTGCTACACGCTGATTCAGGACTACTACCAGCGCACGCTCGGCATCACGCTCAAGGACTTCCCGCACCCGGAGCGGTTCTGGGAGACGGGCGGGAGCATGTACCTGCAGCACTACGAGGAGGCCGGTTTCGTCCAGGTGGACCAGATCGCGCTGCACGACGTGCTGCTGATGCAGATCGGGGCGAGCACGCCGAACCATGGCGCCGTCTATGTCGGCGACGGAAAAATTATGCAGCACCTGGAGCATCGCCTGTCGAGCGTCGACGTGTGGGGCGGGTTCTGGGAGAAGTGCACCGTGAAAATTATTCGGCACAAGGATTTGCTATGCGTGAAGTGAGGCTGTACGGGCACCTGGCCAAGCAATTCGGCAAGGTGTTCTCGCTCGATGTGGCCAGCCCCGCGGAGGCGGTGCGCGCGCTATGCGCCAACCTTCGCGGCTTCGATGCAGCGATTGCCGGCCACAAACCCGGCTATCGCATCTTCGTGGGAAAGGGCCAAATCTGCATGGACGATCTGACATTCCAGAGCGGCACTGCACCTATCAAAATTGTGCCGGTAGTTTCTGGCGCCAAGAATGGACTGGGCCAGGTAATAGTCGGCATTCTGATTATTGTTGCGGCATTCTATACGGGCGGCGCCTCGTACTCTGCGGCTGGCGGGCTCGTCGCCGGCACGGGCGGCACGATGGCGCTGAGCTTCGGCACAAGCATGATTATCGGCGGCATTTCGCAGATGATGATGTCGGCGCCGAGCACGGCATCGCCCAAGGAACAGCCAGGCAGCGAGCCTTCGTATGCTTTCAATGGCCCAGTCAACACGATCGCGCAGGGCAATCCGGTGCCAGTCGGCTATGGCCGGATGATCGTCGGCTCACAAGTCGTGTCGGCCGGTATGTCGGTTGAGCAGAGATTCGTCGCGCCGGTGCGCAGCGCGCCGACGAGTCCTTACACCGGGCGCGGGCACTACGGCCAGGTGGACCTATGAGCGGCGGCAAGGGCGGCGGCGGAAGCGCACACACCCCAGTCGAGGCAACCGATTCCCTGCGCTCAAAACAATTCGCACACGTGCTCGATCTGCTATGCGAGGGCGAGATTTATGGCCTGGTCGACGGGGCGAAATCGGTCTACCTCAATGAGACGCCCCTCCAAAACGCGGACGGTTCGTCCAACTTCGCCGACGTCCACCTGTACTGGAGCACTGGCACGCAGTCGCAGGGTGGCACCAGCCCGGACGCGAATGCGATCTCCTTCGGCACTGAGGATGTGCGCTACGACACCGCCGTCGGCGTCGAAGTCAAGCAAGCGGTGCCGGTGGTGCGGCGTATCACCGACCCCAACCTGTCCTATGCAGTGGTCACGATCTCACTGCCGTCGCTTCAGGAGCGGAACATCCAGAATGGTGACCTGAATGGCGCCAGTGTGGCGATCACCATCGACCTGCAGTGCAACAACGGCGGCTACGTCAACAAGGTGGTCGACACGATCACGGGCAAGACCTCGTCAAAATACCAGCGATCCTACGTGATCTCCTTCGATGCGGCCGGCCCCTGGGATATCCGCGTCTCGCGCACCACGCCGGACAGCACCGTTCAGACCCTCGAAAACAAGACCTTCTGGGACCTCTACACGGCGGTCAACCCCACGCATCTGGCTTACCCGAATTCGGCACTGGTATCGCTGTCGATCGACAGCCAGCAATTCTCCTCGATCCCGACGCGCGCCTACGACGTCAAGCTGCTGGTCGTGCGCGTGCCGAACAATTACGACCCGATAACCCGGTCCTACTCCGGCATGTGGGACGGCACATTCAAACTCGCCTGGACCGACAATCCGGCATGGTGCTATTTCGACCTGGTGACGAGCAAGCGCTATGGGCTGGGCGATTTTATCGACCTGACCCAGGTGGACAAGTGGACCCTATACACCATCGCGCAGTACTGCGATGGGATGGTGCCCAACGGATTCGGCGGCTACGAGCCGCGGTTCACCTGCAATCTCTACCTGCAGACGCAGGCCGAGGCATACCAGGTCGTGCAGAACATGGCGTCGATCTTCCGCGCCATCACGTTCTGGGCAACCGGATCGATCATGGTCGTACAGGACGCACCGGCGACGCCGATATCGCTGTTCACCAATGCCAACGTGATCGATGGGGCGTTCGGATACGTAGGCACCAGCATCAAGGCGCGGCATACGGTCGCGCTGATCTCGTGGAACGACCCGACCGACTTTTACCGCCAAAAAGTCGAATACGTGGCCGACGACGCGGCGATCACGATGTACGGCGTCAAGACTGTCAGCCTGGTTGCTTTTGGCTGCACGTCGCGCGGCCAGGCGCACCGGGTAGGCCAGTGGCTGCTGTACTCCGAATCGAATGAGACGGAGGTCGTGACATTCCGCACCAGCATCGAAGGGGCGATGTACCCGGGCGCGCTGATCAAGACGTCGGACATCAATCGTGCGCTCAATCGTATGGGCGGCCGGATCAAGTCCATTGCCGGCAGCGTTGTCACGCTCGACGCGCCGGTCATCATCGCGTCCGGCAAAACGTACTCGCTGAGCATCATGCTGGAAAACGGCGCGATCTTCAGCAGTTCGGTTACCGGCTCCCTCGGCTCGACCAGTACGCTGACGCTGACCTCTTCGCTGCCGGCGCAGCCAGTGGTCAATGCTGTATTCATTTTTGCAGCCAACGACCTGGTGCCGGAAGTCTGGCGCGTGGTCAGCCTGGCCGAGGTCGAGCCGAACATCATCGAAGTCTCGGCGGTCGAGCACGCACCCGAGAAGTTCGCACTGATCGAGAACGGCGTTTCCTTCACGCCGGCGCCGACCAGCCAGGTAAACGCCAGCCTGCTGGTGACCAATATGGGCGTTGCCGAGGCGCTGTATGTGGTCGCCAATGCTGGCTTCGGCATCCGCGCCACACTGTCGTGGACCAGCACGGCACCGCGTTTCAGTGTCCGGTACCGGCCGATCAGTGGCGGGGCATGGGTGACGCGAGAGGTGCTTGAGTCGTCGGCCGACTTCCCGTCCATGAGCCAGATCGCCTACATGTTCGAGATCACCGCCATCGATGGCCTGGGCCGCAAAGTGGACACGCAGACGTTGAACTACACCGTGCTTGGGCTCTCTATCCCGCCCGGCGATGTCACTGGCCTTGCTTCGGCGGTCGAGAGCTTCGGCACCCGCCTGCGCTGGACCGATAACACGGACGTGGACCTGGACCACTATGAGATCCGCGTCGGGGGAACGGATTGGGCAACAGCTGCGCCGGTGACGAGCGTCGCCGGAAACTCCTGCCTGCTGCCGCCGATGGTCGCCGGCACATATCAATTCCGCATCAAGGCTTTGGACACGACCGGCAATCCATCGGTCAATGCTGCAACGCTGGCAGTCACCGTCGCGCCGCCGGCAGTCGTCGCGCCGACCGCGCGCGTGGCTGGCCAGATGGCTGTACTGGTTTGGCCGACAGTCGTCGGGGCGTACGCGATCGATCATTACGAGGTTCGGTACGGATCTTCATGGGCGGGCGCTGTGACGCTCGACATGCCCAAGAGCGCGCAATTCCTGGAGAAGATCAGCTACGGCGGCGTACGCACCTACTGGGTGGCGGCCGTCGATGTGGCGGGCAATGTCGGCCCGGCGGGCAGCGTGCAGATCACGATCGCCAACCCCTCCGATGCGGTGGTCACTTCACAGACGATCGACAACAACGTACTGCTGAACTGGTCGGATAGCACCACGACGCTGCCGATTCAAAAGTACGACGTGCGCCGCGGCGCAACCTGGGCGGCGGGCATCAGCATCGGCGACAACGGCAATGGCCGGTTCTGCGGATTCTTCGAACAGGCGAGTGGCGTCTACACGTACTGGGTGCAGGCCACCGACACGGCGGGCAACACCAGCACGCCGACCAGCGTCACCGCGACCGTCAACCAGCCGCCCGATTACATTCTGCGGCTCGATTACAACGCCGACTTCGGCGGCCTGCTCTATGAGTTCGCCAGCGATACGCAGGGCTGGACCGGTGCGGGCGACACGATCACGCTGCAGCCCGAGGTGCTCCACGTCGTCTCGACCGGCACTACGCCGATCATCGCCAAGCAGCTGAATGCCTTCATCCTTTACGGCTGCGAGTACCCGACGATCCAGGTGAGGCTGCGGCGCGTGGCCGGCGCCGGTTGGGTGGGGCAGTGCAAATACGACACGGCCGGCCACGGCATGTCGACCAGCTATATGGCCACGACAGCGGATACCAGTCCCGCGATTGGCGAGCTGAAGGTCATCACCTTCACGATGGATGCGCTGACGGCCGGCGGTAGCGATTGGATGGCCTCGATCATCAACGACGTCCAGCTACAGTTTGGTAACACCTCGGCGGATATTTTCGATATCGACTGGGTGCGGCTGGTGCCGTTCAAGACGAGCAACGTGACTCAGGACGGCGGGGTGCTATATGCCGCCCTCACCACGCAATCGTGGCAGGCTCACTTTACTGCGAACGGCTGGAGCACCCCAGCGGATCAGATCGCCGCCGGCTTCCCGTTTTTCTGGGAGAAGTCGAACACATCCGGCTTCTACGAAGAGATCGTCGACTACGGCAGCACGCTGACGTCGACGTCGGTGACCGCCACCATGACATCGCAGCCTATCGCCGGCACGGTCACGGTGACGCCGACAATCAGCTACAAGCTAGCCTGGGGCGATGCATGGACCGATAGCCCAGGGCTGTCCTCGATCGTTGCGTCGAATTTCCGCTACGTGAAGATGCGCTACGACTTCACCGCTACCGGCGGCGCAAATCTGCTGTCGATCACCAACATCAACCTGAAGCTGTCGAGCAAGAAGCGGCGCGACAGCGGGACCGGTAATGCGGTGTCGACCGACGTCGGCGGCACGGTGGTCAATTTCAACCTGCCGTTCATCAGCGCGACGACGCCATTCATCCAGGCGGGCGGCACGGCGGCGGTGTTCGCGGCGTGCGACTACGTGGCCGTCGTAAATCCAACCAGTTTCAAGGTCCTGCTGTTCGACAAAACCGGTACCCGGATCTCGGGCCCGTTCTCTTGGCAGTGCGATGGCGTGTTTTAACTCAGGAGCATTTCAATGGCAGTAGCTGACATCACCAACCCGAAGGTCACGCAGGACTATACGACGCTGCTCGCCTCGATCCGCGACCTGTTCATCTCGCAGGCCGCGCTGCACGATGCAACGGGGATTGTCGGCCTGACGGCTGGCGCGATCCGTTACAGCGGTGCGAACACCCGGTTCGAGAAATTCGACGGCACCACATGGAATGCGCTGACCGTATCCATTTCTGGAAACTCCGCGAATGTGACAGGTATTGTCGCGGGCGCCAATGGTGGTACCGGCGTCGCGAACACCGGCAAGACGCTCACGCTGGGCGGCAATCTTGCGCTCGCCGGCGCCTTTAACTCGACCTTCACGATGACGGGCGCGACGGGGGTGACGTTCCCGACCTCCGGGACGCTGCTGTCGACGGCGACGGCGGTCACGGTGGCGCAGGGCGGAACTGGCGCGACTACCGCTGCGGGCGCGCTGGTCGCGTTGGGCGCCGTCAACAGGGCCGGCGACACGATGAGTGGGCCAAATACTCCATTGACCATCAACAGCACAAATGCTTCCATCCCAAAAATTGTTCTAGCGGCAGCAGGCACCACGCAGGGCTACATTGCATCCGATGCCACTTATGCATTCCGCGTGATTGACAGCGCGAATGCGACCTACGTGCTGTCGGTATCCAACGCGGGACTCTTGTCTGCTCCAAGTATTTCCGCGCTAAGTATCGTTGCAAATGGAACTGGAACACCTCTTTTCGTTAGCAGCTCCAACTCGGCGCCGATCAAGATAGTGCTACAAGACAATGGGACAACGCGTGGATATATTGCGGCAGATGCGACCTATCCTTTCCGCGCAGTCAATGCAGCAAACTCCGCGTATGTCATGTCGGTAGATAACTCTGGCAATTTATCGGCCGTCACCGTAACGCAAACCTCCGACGAGCGCAAGAAGAAGAAATGGCAGCGCCTGCCGAGTGACTTCATTGCGCAATTGGCCGGTATCAAGCGATCTGGCCTGTTCCAGTGGAAGAAGGACGGCAGCATCGGGCTTGGCGTGGGCGCGCAGTCGCTGGAAGCGTTCTTGTCGGCTGCAGTGCATACCGACGCGAAGGGAAATAAGACCGTCAACTACGGCGCGGCAGCGATGGTATCGGCCGTGGAACTGGCGCGCAAGGTGGGCGAACTGGAAGCGCGCCTGGCCGCACTGGAGGCGGCATGACCCTGCCCGCCTCCGGCACCATCAGCCTGACCGACGTGATGAACGAGCTGCGCGTCACCAACCCTGGCCGCGCCTACCCGATCAGCCTGGGCGACTCCGACGTGCGAGCGCTGGCCGGCGTGCCGTCCGGGGCGATCAGCCTATCCGACCTGTATGGCAAAAGCTCGTATATCCCATTGAACGTAACAGGCAACAATAGCGCGAACAGCGTCAGCTCTGCCCCTGGAGCTGGGTCTGTCACATGCAATCCAAGTGTGTCAGTCACCGGTGGTAGTGGCGGCAATACCTACGCGTGGTCATTCACTTCCAACCCGAACAGCTGCTCGCTGGGTTTCTCCACCAGTGCTGCATGTACCGTTTCCCACGGATATGCTCTCAACGCCAATGGCGGCGCCAGCGCCACGCTGCAGTGCGTCGTCACTGACAACACCGGCCACAGCGCCACAGCGTCCGGCATCACCGCGACCCTGGGCTGGTCCAATTGATCCGCGAGAATTCATTCAAGCCCCCCTCGACCGCAAGGAACCCCATGAGTACCATCAAAGTGATTTTCACCCATCGCCGCTGGAACCCGATCTCGTGGTTGATTCGCTGGGCCATGCCACGCAGTCGTTTTGCTTTCGCGCTGTCCTCGCACGCCATCGTGGTCGGCCCGGACCAGTGCTACGAGGCGACGATGTTGCACGGCGTGCGCGCGGTGGATTACGCCACGGCCATCGATGGCCAGGTCATTGTCCGGGAGCGCCGGTACCAGGTCCCGGATGCGGTGGCCGGAGTGAAGTGGGCGGCGGAGCAGGCCCGGCGCAAGGTGCCATACGACTGGCTCGGCGCGCTGGGCCTGAGTCTCGCGCCCGGCCGGGACTGGGCCGAGGATGACTCGTTCTTCTGCTACGAATTTGCGGCTGCCGTACTGCGCGCCGCCGGTCGCGACCTGTTTGCCGATCTGTCGCATGTCGGCGAGACAGCGCTACTCGCCATCAACCCATAACCAACCAGACCCGCTTCGGCGGGTTTTTTCATGCAAAGGCCGACATGACCGATCCTGTAACCACCGGCGCCGCCATCGTGGCGACCGCCCTCAAATCAGCTGCGACCTACCTGCCTGGCGCTGTCGGTGCGGCGCTGTCGTTGAAATTCCTGGGCGCCGACCTGACGCTGTGGCAGAAGGCGACTTCGTTCGCCGCCGGCCTGGCCTGCGCGGGTTATGTTGCCCCGGCCGCGATCGAGTTCTGGCACATCCCAGGCGAACACGTGCCAGCGCTCCTCGAGTTCCTGGTTGGCCTTTTCGCGCTGGCAGTGGTGCGCGAACTGTTCGTGGAGATCAACTCCGCCGACCTGATCGGCACGCTCAAGCGCCGTTTCCTCGGGAGTGACAAATGAGCCACGTCGCGCAACAGATCGTGTCCTGCGGCGTGCTGGGCGTCTGCGTCTGGGGCGTCCTGAACCCCAAGCTGCGCACGCGGACCATCGGCACGCTTGCGCTCTCCCTGATTGGCATCCTTGCCTTTGTGAGCCTGCTATGAACGCAGCGCAACTGCTATCCATCATGCCACTGGCGCGCGGCCGCGTTGACGTGTTCCTGGCACCGCTGACGGCCGCCATGGCCGAATTCGACATCGACACGCCGGCGCGCCAAGCGTCGTTCATCGCCCAGGTCGGCCACGAGTCGGCGCAACTACGGTACACGCTCGAATTGGCCAGCGGCGACGCATACGAGGGCCGCAAGGACTTGGGCAACACCTGGCCGGGTGATGGCCGGCGTTACAAGGGGCGCGGCCTGATCCAGATAACCGGCCGCGCGAACTACGCCGCGTGCGGCGCCGCCCTGGGGCTGGACCTGCTCGAGCATCCGCAACTGCTTGAACTGCCGGACAGCGCGTGTCGCTCGGCTGGTTGGTTCTGGAAGACGCATGGGCTGAACGAGCTGGCGGATGCCGGTGACCAGGTGAAGGTGACGCGGCGTGTGAACGGCGGCACCAATGGCCTTGACGACCGTCTGGCGCTGTTCGCGGTGGCGCAGCGGGTGCTTGCGTGAGCGCGCTCGGCACGCTCGTCGGCACCGCCACCGGGCAGGCCTGGAAGGTGGCCACAGCCGCGCTGGCCGGCCTGCTCCTTGTGGTGGGCGTGGCCGGCGGCACGGCCCTGTGGCTGACCAAGCACGAACTGAAGCAGGCCCAGGTCGACCTGACGGCGGCGAACGCCCGCGCCGACGACTACCAGAGCGCGATCCGCGAGCAGAACCGCGCCACCGAGGCGCTGGCCAAGGCCAAGATCGAGGCGGATGCGCGCGGCGCCGCGGCGCGGGCCCAAGCGGCGGAGCAGGGTAAGCGGTTCGACGGCGCGCTGCAGCAGCTGGCCGGCGTGCATGCGACGAGCTGCGACGACGCCATGCCCTATGTGAACAAGCTGCTGGAGGATGTGCGATGAAGGCGATGCTGCCAATGATCGCGCTGCTGACCGGGTGCGCCAGCGCGCCGCCAGCGACGCAGACCGTGGAGATTCCGGTCTACAGGCCGTGCTTGAAGGAGGCAGACGTCCCCGCCGCGCCGATGTTTGAGTTTGACAGGCTGCAGCCGGGTGCCAGCCCTGGCGAAAAGGTCTTGGCACTTGCGGCGGACTGGCCGCGCGGCAGGAAGTACGAGTCCCTGCTGCGCGCGGCTATTGAGGGGTGCCTGTAGCAGTGCCTCACTGGAATCTATGCTTCACTCGTGCATCCGTAGGAAGAAGCACGTCTCGGCAGTCGCCATCGTATAGGCAAATCGATTCGTCGGGGAGTACCTGCTCAGCCCGCATCCACACGTAATAGCCGCGCGTGAGGACTACGAGATGATCCTCAAAACCCAAGGGGGGCAAAAGTCTTGCCAGAACATCGTCGACTTCGGACTGGATCGTTTGGGTTTCCATTTAGGATGCCTCCCTGATATATTCAAATTTCAACTGATGTGCGACGCGCTGCCAGATTTGATGTTGTAGTTCCACATCCTTATATTGGTAGGACAGCTGGCCACTTTTCATCATGCCATGAACTTCGGTGCAGGCCCTGTACGTTTCATTCCGAAAAGCCGCAATGATTGCTGGCCGACTTGGCCAGTGTTGATTTCGGTACGGCCGCATGATGTGTCGCCAGTCTGGCGCCACCACACGAAGTTCACATAACTCCTGTTGGATAGCGGTTTCAACATCGCGAATGGAGAACGAGCTACCGTCGGGATGATTGTGCGTAAACAGGCTCTTCTCCGTCCCGACGAGTTCGAGCGGCGAGAGGGGGATTGAATTTTTTAGCCCCATTTTCTCGAAAATTAAATTGCCATCCGAACGGAAAAATGCCCCGTGCTCTATTAATTCTTTGCGTACACGAATTTCGAATGCAACTGCTGACAATCGAGCAGCCGTCGAGGTATCTGGTGCATGTCGAGCGAAACCCGGATCATATAGATTGAAGTCCCATGTAGGTTGGCTGTTCGACATTGGTCCGCACCTCGTTCGCGATCGATATTATGCGTCGGTTCGCAGGCACCTTAAAGTTCAATATAGTTCCTGCATTCAACAAATCATAGCCCTTTTTTAATGAAAATATTATAATTTTTATTGCTACTGGTGGCAGTAGTGCAACACTGTTAGGTTGATACTTGGTCAATGGCTGGTTCTAGTCGAAGAAAATAGCCGGAGTGCGGGTGCGCCTGCATCACGCCCACCAAAAACTCATCAGCGAATGCAGCGCCATGCATACGTTCCAGCTCGGCGGCCACAGCAATGTAGCGCGCCTGCAGCCAGGCCGGCACCCGTTCAATGACGTCCTCGTCCATAGTGACCTCCTGAGCCACTATGGCACGTCAGCCAGCCAGCAATTTGATCTACGTCAAAACTCGCTCGACCAGCTGTGCGCCCTGATTGCGCACGCTCCCTACCGCCTTGTTGACCATGAACCAGGCAAAGCTATCCGGCCCCAGCGCCACCGATCGCGCCAGCTCGGCGGCCTGCTCGCTGGAGATAGCCGGGTCAAGCCAGGTAGCCGCGTCTGGCGCGCTGAACACCACCGGCCTCCGGTCATGGATGTCGACCATGCCGCCCTGGGCGTCGGCCGTGACGATGGTGAAGCCGTGCGCCGGCGCGTTCTCGGTCGCCTCGCCGAAGCAGGCGAGGGCGGCCATGTACAGCGCCCCGCCGTTCGCGCGATGGATGTGCCACGGCTGCTTCGCGCCTTTCTCGCCGGTCCATTCATACCAGCCGTCCGCCGGCACGATGCAGCGGCCGCGCGTCAGCAGGCTACCCCAGTAGCGGTTCGTGATCTTCTCCAATCTCGCATTGACCGCCACCGGCACTTTTCCCTGTGCCCATGCCGCTTGGTAGCCCCAGTGCAGGTCGTCCAGCAGCAGCGCGCCGCCCTCGACGTGCAGCACCGGCCGGCGCATCGTCGGCGCGACATTCCAGCAAGGGGCGGCAGTGCTGCGGTTGACGAATTCATCCACCCAGCCGAAATCGGCCATCGCCCGCTCTATGTCGCTCTGGTGGAATCGTCCGCACATATTGCCTCCGCGTGTTGTCGTCTTGATACTTTACAATAAAACGTCAACCGATATACTGTACGGATATACAGTAATTGCGAGAGAGTTGTGAGAGTAATTGTCACCCCTATGCGGCGGCGCGGCGTCGAGATCCCAAGGCGGATGTTACGAGACCGCAGTACGGCCATCTACAAGGGCACGCTAGTCATCATGGATGTGACGGACCAAGGGCTGCGGCGACCGGTCAAGCTGGCGCGTCTACACGCCAAGATGCGTGCCGCAGCTCTGGAGTTGGTGGAGCCGCACATCATCTGGGCGAACGACGGTAAATTCGTGCTGTCCGGATTTGAGCGGGTACGCAATGAGGCTGGCGACCTGGTCGACTTTGCCCAGTCCTGGCTTTGCGAGATCGACACGCGGCCAGTTGGGGCCGCCCCAGACTAAGCCGACGCGCGCGGGAAGGCGATGATCTCTGCGCCAGCTGATCCAGCCAGCACCTGCTCGATGCGCCGGCCCAGCGCCGCCCAAGCCGCGCGCTTTTCCTCCGCATAGTCGTGGTGCAGGTAATGCCGGCGGACCTTGCTGCCCGCCAGCACGTGGTTCTGGCAGCGGTCGATGATGTCGAGCGAGATCCCGAGCTTTTGCATCGTCGTCGCGCCGGTGCGGCGCAGGTCGTGCGAGGTCCAGGCGCCGTTCTTGCCGCCGCCCAGCACCAGCGTGTTGTCGCTCACCCGATTCTTCAGCGGCGCGCGCGGAGTGCCATCCCTTTTTTTATTGAACATGGCCTGGCGGTCGCGCAGCTGCTTGGTGATCGCCTTCACGTCGATGTGCTTTTCCTCGCTTCGGGCCGGGAAGCACCAGTCCGTATGGCCGGTCAGCTTGTGTAACTCGCGGAACTGCTCCAGCGAGAACGCGGATAGGTAGACGGTCAGGTCGCCGACGTTGTCCTTCACGTTCGCCTTCGGGATGAACCAGGTGCCGGCCTTAAGGTCGACGTGTTCCCACCTGGCCATCGACGTCTCGCCGACGCGGCACATGGTCGAGAGCATAATCCAGACCGCGCGCTGCGTGGTCGGCTCAAGGACCTGCGGCACGGTGCGCTTGTTCGGCGCCGCCTCATACTCGGCCTGGCGGCGGGCGAGGATATCGCGCAGCTCGATGATCTCGGTGTCGGGCAGCACGCGCGTGCGCTGGTTTTCCATGTCGAAGTCGGGTGCCACGATCTTGTCGATCTCGATCAGGTCCATCGGATCGCCTTCCACCAGCAGCTTGCGCCAGGGCTGGCGCTTGCGGGCCCAGCGGAACATCTGCGTCAGCTCGTCGCGCAGCATCACGGCCGAGCGGTTCACGCCGCGGTCGACCAGGGCGCGCAGCACGCCGCGCAGGTGCTGCTCGGTCAGGTCCTTGACTGCGACGGCGCCGATGGTGGGTAGCACGTCCACTGTGAAGGTGCGCTGCAGCGCGGCGTTGCCGTCCTTGCGGCGCACGCCGTCGGTGATCCAGGCGTCGAACAGGTCTTGGACGGTCAGGTTGCTGGCGCGCTGCAGTTCGATTTCGGCAAGCTTGAGAGCAATTTCCTCCTGGCGCTCGTGGCGCAGCAGCTTCTTTTCGACGGCGGGGTTCGTGCCGTCGGCAACTTTCCCCCGAGCATCATCACGCTTGGCGCGAATTGCAGCCAAACTGTCAGCCGGCCAGGTGCCGCAAGCAACGTCCTTGGACTTGCCGTCGAAACGGTATCGATAGTAGAATGATATCGAAACAGCACCGTCGGTTTTCGCACGCACGCGACCAAAAAGGTTACCTTCTTCGCGCAGGATGCTGCCATCCTGGCTCGGTTTCACCGCTTCCAATTCCCGCTGTGTCAGCTTTTTCATTTTTTATAAAGGGTCGGAGGTCTCGATTTTTACCCCTACATTTACCCCTACAGTTTTTTGAATTTGCAGTGTACCTCCTGGAATGCTATGGAACAATAAAATTTTTAAGTCGTTGATTTGTAGGGTGAAAAATCGATTCGTGATGCCTTCTGGAATCTCCTGAAATACTCGTAATTTCAGATGGGGTGCAAGGGGTCGGAAGTTCGAATCTTCTCGCCCCGACCAGACAAATCAATGACTTAGGCCAGCCGATGAGCTGGCCTTTTTCTTGTCAGCGAAATTTACCCCTACATTTACCCCTACAGATTGGTGGCCTTGCAAAACATCATCTGGAACCGTCTGAGCCATTACCCGTTTGCCCGACTTGCAGCGATGCATTCCTCTTGCCAGCGCGCCACGTCGGCGGAATCCCAGGCGATCGCGCGCGGCCCGAGGTGGATTGGAGCAGGGAAGGCGCCAGCTTTAACCCTGCGGAGGATGGTGCTGCGCGATTGGCCAGTGGCCTCGATCACGGCGGGCAGGCGGAGAAATTTTTTGGTCATGGTCATGCGGCTTTTCCTTCCGATTTAATCTGATTCTTTTCCGTCGCGCACACGCAGCGCTTCCCGAATGCGGCGCCGAAGTCGTTGCAGATGCCGCAGGCCGCCGCCGGCGCCACGCCGGGCAGTGGCCCATACTTCGGCTTCGCCGCCTGCTTGGCGCGGATCGCTTCGACCTTCGTCCAGATCCTGGCCAACTCCGTCTCGCCGGCGCCGTGCATGTCCAGATCCTGCGCCAAGCACAGAGCGGCCAGGGTGACCATGACGCCGCCGACCTCCTGCGCTTTCTCGCCGACATCGCGGCCGTACACGTAGTCCACCAGTTGGTGCGCCTCGCTGGCCGTGCAGCCGCATGCCTGGACCAACTCCAGCGCCTCCTCGAGGAATCGGTGATTGCGCTCCTCGCGGTTGCCGGCGATCATCTCGCCGAAACAGGCCATCATCCAGGGCTGCACACGGGCCTGAAAAGACCCGGCCGCCAGCTCCGCCCGCAGCCGCGCAATCTCGCGCCGCGCCTGCGACAGCGTCACGATGCTGGCGTCGATGTCGAGCGGAGCGGTTGTCAGCGCCGCCTCAGCCTTCTCGGCGCGCTCGACTGCCATATCACGCTCGCCGCGCAGTCGGTCGCCTTCCTTCTTTAGCTGCTCAACCATCTCGTGCATGTCGTTGTGCCCTTCCTCGCGCTGCTGCTGTCCGTAGGCGGTCATTGCGGCGTTGATGTGGGCGATTAGCGATTTGCGTCTGTCGTGATAGTTCTTTTGCCCTGACGATGCTTGGAAATAGTTTAGTTCCGCACGGAACTCCTGCGTATCAATGCTAGCCATGGTCCCAACTTGCGCGGGCATGCCTTCGATAATCTCAAGCGCATTGGTCCATGGGCAATTCGCGCTGCTATGCTCGCCAATGTCTGAGTTAAAGCGCTTGGCAATGGCTTCAGCCAACTTGTCGGCCCAGTCGTGATATTGATCTCGCTTATCAATAATTTTATCCAACTCCCCAGCCTGCGCGGGGATGGCTTCGGCTACTGGTGGCGCGGCACGGCGGTCCCAGTATTCAGTCAATGCCTCGGCGATGATTTCACCGGCCGTATCCTGCAAGGCTTCCGCGTGTGGCATGTACTGGATGCGGCCCCAGCCGCGAATGCGCAGGGCTACTGCTTCACCGGCGTCGTCTGCCACTGTTTGCTCGTCGGCGTCCTTGATGTAGCCGTGGATGAAGCGGAATGGCGGTTTGTAAAGCGCAAGTGCGGCAGCTTTCAATTCTTCGTTGTCCATCATGTTCTTTCGTGCCCTGTGGGCGAAGGGTTATTGGGCTGGCACTACAATATGGCGCTGAATCGCGTAGAACTTTCGTGCGCGCAGAATCGCCACTTCCAGACGGCCGAGCGCGAACAAGTCGCCGCCAGTGTCGCCGCGCCATTCGTGTGCCTCTTCACGTGCCGCGCTTCTGACGTCGCCAAAAGTCCAGCAAAAGCAATGGGCATGCTTTTCCATGAACTGGCGTAGGTTTAGGCAACGTCGGCAGGTCTTGAATACCCGCGGTCCGTCATCCCATACGCCCCAGACATGCTCGTATTGCTCGCCTGGTCGAATCGCCATGCAATAGCACTCGTTGCACCTGTGCTCCTTGCGTGCCGTGCGCAACTCCATCGTGCAAGTTTTTGGAGCGCTGTCGAAATCGCAGTCGCAGCTCATTTCCCTGCCTCCTTAGCGGCCATTGGCGACACGCGCCGATTCCAGCGGCGAACGGCGAGCGCCTTGTAAGCAGCAGAACCGCGCTCGTCCGAGCAATTAGCGCCATCCCTTACGCGCGGCTGGGCTGGGCATCGCTCGTTGATGCACTCGACGTAGCCCCATGCATTGCCCTCGATTTCAGGGCGTGCAGGGCCAACTTGCGGCTCCTTACCGCAGAATGGGCATGGAAGCGGCTTAGCCATTTTTCGCCTCCTTAGCGGCCAGGGCGGCGATAGCGGCGTCTATGGCATCCTCTTCGCTTTTCCCCATAGAAACCAACTCACCGCTCTTGCGATACTGGCATGCGCTCGCCGTCCACATTACACAACCACCGGTTTGCAGGAATGACTTACGGAAGCGATACCGCTCAGCATCCTTGCCATCCTGCCCTTGGCTGCTACCGGCAGCGGCGAGACAAGCAGCAACGATATCGTAAGTGGTGTCGCTACCAGACTGCCGACACTGGTACACAATTGCATCAATCTGCGACTTGCTCAGCGTGGCCGGTGTTGGCGCATCTTTGGCTTCGCCCTGCTGCGCCTGGAGGGCTGCGCGGAGGTTCCACGCGACGATAGCAGAATCCTTGCTGGATTCCTTTCCAGACGGCCCGATGGTGCCGCAGTCGGCGCACTGGCAATAACTGTCTGTAGGCTCGTTGATGTGCTCATAGGGCTTAACATTTGCGCTGCCGCAGAAAGGGCAGTTTTCGATATGCATGCTCATGGCTGTCCTTTCGGTGCTGGTGATGTAAGTCCGCGCCATGCCGTCATATGACGCCGCGCCGATTCCCACAGATTGAACGGGCCAAGTGATCCTTTTTCAAAGTACCAGTCGTACTTGTCAGTGTCTTGCAAGCGACGCCAATGAACGACAAGGCGATGACCGCCGAGCGATGCGAGACCTTCGTACTCACCTGTACGCACCGGGTTTTGGTTCATCTTGAACCACGGGGTGAATTTCTTAGCCATGGCTACTTCCTACTGGAGCAGATGGGACAGCCAGGGCGCGGATTTCTTCGGCCAGTTCGACAAGCCCACTGTGGTACTCGCGGCCAGCTTCGCCACAGTGGAAGACCACAGCGCCAGTGTCATGCTCGGTGTCGGCATGCTCTTGAATGTACTCCTCGGCGCGTTTCTCGATGAATTCCGCCGCCGTGATGATGCCTTGCGCGTCGGCAGGCACGGCAACTGGTGCAGGTGGCGGGGCGGTGTAGATATCCGTACCAACGTCCAGTGCAATGCTGATGATCGACTCGTTATTTCCGTGGTCAACATCGACAACATGCGCCACCGGCTCCCCTTGCGCTGCTACTGGCTGTGCTGGGGCAGGCTGGGGGGTAGTCCGCGCAAACGCATCAACATAGCGCGTCAACTCTTTGCTCTCGGCGGCCTGCTCGATCAGCAACTCGGCGGCGCGATGCACATACACATCACCATCGGGCGCGCTATAGCCTTCTGAGTAGATATTGACGCCTTCACCTGGGCCGCCTCCTTCCACCATCCCGAACAGGATGCGCGCCAGTTTGTGCGCCTCGTCTTGGCGGTCGGGATCTGCGGTCGGCGCGCCAGGCTGGCGCAGGGCCATGCAGGCGCGGCCGTAGGCGCGGATTGCCTTTGCTTCCGGCTCAGTCCAAAACAGCGCCACACCATCGCAGCTTTCCGGTAGCGGCAGTTCCTCGCACATGGCTGGGGCCGGGGTGGCGGAATAAACTTTGGAGGCGGCAAACAGAGTATTGCTTACTTCGCTGAAGCGGATAAGCGCGCCGGGCTCACCAAGCCCCCATAGCATCTGGATTTGGGAGAGGTGGTCAAGGATCTTTCCGATTGCGATGAATGCCGAGTCGCCTTCTTTGAACCCCGGCACCGCGCCGCCGTACATACGGCCTTCATAATTCTTAGATGGATGCGGGTAGGCCGCGTCATGCTGGCCGTCATTGCCATGGCAATAAACGCAAGGCTGCTGCGCTTCCGCCTTCGCTGGCTGTGCTGCGAGGGCTGCGCGGGCCAGCCATGCGTTCAGACCATGCTGGAATTCAATGGTGTCGTAGTAGATCGCGTTGCGATATTCGATGCCAGCCCACGCCTCAAACGCAGCGCGCTCATCCGGCGCTGCGCACTGTGCCTGCACGACCATGGCCGCACGCAGCTGGTTACGGTCCGCGTTCGCTTCCTCGTAGCGCTGCCAGCCTTGATCTGCGCGCAGCGTCTCGGCGGCCAGCTTGCGGTGCGTGGCCAGGTGCTCGGCCTCTTGCCGCTCTACCAGGGCGATCAGCTCCAGCACGGCGGCCGGCGTCGCTTGCTTGACGAAGTCCTGCTGCGCGGACGGCCAGTTGACGTCGCCTGCGGCGGCGTCGGCCGCGTCCTTCAATTTCTTGATGTCCATCACGCTGCACTCCATTCAACATATACGTCGACCATAGCGCCGGTCCACAGGCCAAGCACCACGATCACCAGGATGATCAGGCCCCAGTTCGGGCCGGTTTGCGGTTTGTTTTTCATGGCATCCCTTTCAGTTGGGGTTGAGTTCATGCGCCACACAATCAGCGCAGCACCGCTTGCGGCCGATATTCTTGCTTCCGGTGAGTCCCTTGCGCTGCTGGCACTTAGCGCAGTGGAAGGTGAAGTCTGGGCCGCGCGACGTGCAGTTGCCGCGGGCGCGCTCTTTGCCTACTTGGTCGGGGCTGGGGATCATGCGACCTCCGCTGCGTTCGGTTGGCTGGCGTTGACTTCATCCGC